TCCACTTCATAATAGGGATAACCATCCTCATCAATTAGCTGCGTAGCAGAGAGAATCTTCTTTCCACCAAGAGGAAAACCTCTAGCTGTGGACATAACCAAGCCGGTCATGAATTTCTTTCCTTTCACTCCATTTACAGCCTCATGATTTGACAAGGGACGCATTGTTTCCCAATTCCTTACCGCTTTCTCAATAGGAGCTAAATAGTCCTTAAGAGATTGTGCAATTAAATGCTGCGGTTGAGGATCGGGTGGTTCAGCCATCGTCAAAAACGCCTTATCATATACGACCCAGGCAGGATTCAACTTTGGTGGACCATGTGCACGTTCCACACCCGTCACTCTGGCGACACTATCAGAAATCGAAGTTTGTCTCACTTCAGACTTGTAGGACGCTTGCAACGGAACCTGCCCAAGAATGATGACATTCGAATAGGGAGGCAGTGGTTCATGCAAAGTTTTTGCTTTGGGATGAGCAGGCCCTGGTTCATAGACTTTCCTTCCATATGACATGGTAGGCACTTCTCCTAAACTAGCCGTAAATATCACCCCAGGTTTGGTTTCCAGCTCGCTCCGAGCTTGGACGTACTCGGCGTGCAGCAATTGTTGGGCTGCACAAAAATCAGACTTTCCAACATGAGCTCCATGAAGAAATCCTAGAATGGCTGGTTGAGAGCGCTCAGATATCAAAATAGACATACAAGTTCCTCTATGAGCAGCTTCAGCACAATTGAATGACAATCCGTCTGTTTCAAATCCTTCGACATTTACAGAAGAATACTTCGCATTGAATAATTCTTCTATAACATTATCATTCAACCATCCAATCAACCGTGCTTTCACATAACCAGTTCCTTCATTCTCAGGTAAGTAACTCGTGACATCCTTAAAATTTCTTGAGTTCGGGACGCAAAAAAGCATGAGATCTTTTCCAGGTATGACAACACCACAGGAATATGACAATCGAAATTTCATTTTTCCAGTGGTGTTTGATCCCATATGATGGAATTCACCAAAAATCTCTTCATGTTGCTTCTTCATCCTATTTCCATCTTCAAAGAAATAATGCTCACAAACCATCATTATGCTCGATTCAAGAAACACAGCATTACCAACTCTCTGTTTGTCTTTATCATGTTGTTGAAACAAAATAGTTCCTACATTCTTCCGAAGACATTGAGAAGCTTGATTCGCTGTAGTTTGTTTTCCTTTCCGGACAGGCA